CGTTTAAGTAGCCACTCATGCATCCCCATAAGACCAAGACCTAACCTTCTATTCTTCTTACGAACTTCATATACCTTCTCATAAGGTAGTTCTGCTCTTATTGTACCGCATACTAGGAATTTAGAGGCAACCTTTATAACGTCCTTAAACTCTTCTATAGTTTCTATGTTAGCCATATTAACTGAGCCAAGGTTACATACGTCTGAGTCATCCTCGCTTGTAATTTCAGTACAGGCATTACGAAGCGTCTCATTCTGCTGTGCGCCAAAGTTAAAACTAAACCCAGGTTCTCCTGTCATCATTGCTTGTCTAGTATTAGATATAAATATCTCTGGAAGAGACTTGGACTTTTCTATCTGTTGTAAAAATGCATCATCATAGTTTAATGATATGTTCATCATATCAAGTGGTGCAGGAAAATTAAAATCTAACTTCTTTAGATCAGCTAATGAGTATTCCTTTTGATTTCCTAGAAGAGTCTCATGCCAATTCTTCACACTCAATAGATCGTGTGCATCTTCGTGTTGCCAATTGAGGCTCCCATACAAAGCAGATCGTCTTGACCCACCCTGCATTACATTTCTTCCCACTTCGTTTATAGTGTACAGTAATGGAGTCGGGCCCGATGCAACACCACCCGTTCTTCGTAAGCGCCTTCCACTTGGACGAGCAATGCTTACATCTATTCCAATTCCACCTCCAGTCATCAAACATGACATCGCTCTTTGTGTTAGTTGCGCCCATTCTTCCCTGCTGTCCTCCTCTAATCTAAGTAGATAACAGTTGTTCCAAAAACTTGCGTCTCTTCCTGCATAGTATATGTAGCGACCACCCGGCATAAACTTAAAGTCACATATGGCATGAGTAAGATCGTCCATATCAGACTTGTGCATTATGGGATCTTCTTTGCCATCCCTTGAACCACATACATCATTGACTATAGTAAATGCTCTATCTCTCCACGTCTCAAACGGTGTGGATGCATACTTGTTTTTAAATATTTCCTCACCAAGCTGCGTTTTAAAGTCTGCCATATAAAAATCTCCTTAGAATGGTATGTCGTCGTATGCCTCTTTCTTTACATCCTTCATCTCGTTCATTACTTCTGGAGATACAGTCCTAGTTGGTGTGGGATCAGGCCTAATCTCTTTACCTGCATCTGGATGTCCAATCATTGTCAACATACCACCTACTATCTCGGTAACATACTTGTCTATACCGGACTTGTCTGTGTACTTTCGGTAATTAATTCTGCCTTCAACGTACAGATTAGTACCCTTGACTACATACTGAGCCACTATATCAGCTTGCTTACCATAGAATACTACGGTATGCCAGTCTGGCTTGGCATACTCACCAGTACCAGACTCTGTTACCATGTTTACAATACCTACCTTACCGCCATTTTTCGTATCCCTAATTGTAGGATCTTTCCATACGTTTCCAACTATAATAGCTTTATTAACTCCCTTCATTTTGAAATTCCTCAGGTCTGTAGTTTTTAATATGTTTCCACAACTGTAACGCAGATGAGAAAACATTCCAGTACAACTCGTGTTTATCCTGTGGCCACTCGTGAAATACAACATGCCCAGGATTGTCAGCACTAATGAATACGTTTGCTATTCGCCTCTCTTTCCAATAGTCCTTTCTGTGTTCCATATAGTGAGGTATACCTCTATCGTATCCGATCAACTGATACGCCATTGAGTCAAACGCCAATTGTTTCTTGTCTTCTATGGAATCCTTAGTCTTAAAGTCTATCACCCATTCATCAGAGTAAAGGTCTACCTTACCGCCGTAACCCAACTCTTTGTGACAGAAAGAATACTCTGGCACCCAATTTTGATTACCACAGTTAGTATCCAGTACAAACTTTGTTGCTTCGCATATCTTACCTATATCGCTAGTACTGTCTGGATGGGCGCAGTGTTCTTTGCCAGATATGCTGTGGAAATATTCTTCCAGTTCTCCATGTATATATACCCCGCGTTTAGCTGCTCTATCTGATTCTTGTTTGGAATGAATGAGTATTCTCTTTGCGTGTTCTTCATACGTATCTCCAACTCTTCTCTCTACTATCGTGGCAGACTCGATAGCCTTATTTACTTTCCATACTTCAAGTCCGGGCTTACCCACTATGTCCATAACAGATGTGACAGAGGGTACCCATCCATGCTTTCGAGCATCACGCAAGGTAGTAGACCTCATGCTGCCATCCTTTTTCTTTATCTCATATCTTGGTTCGCCATTTGTATCATACCAATGCATTATTTATCTCCCTTCTTTGATTCTGCTCCTGGCTTGCCAACTATAACTACAGACTTTATACTTCTCTGATCCATTAGTTCATCAAATCCTTCTGGGGTAGCCCATGGTGCAGGATTCTTATTCCTATCGAATGCTCCAGGATAATAAAGATAACGTCCTATACCCCAGTGTACTCCAGCTCTCTTAAATGAGTCACTGCACCCTCCCTTTGCTCCCTCTATCTGACTATCATCCGCTCCGTCAGATTTTGAGATCCACTCACTAAGAGTACTTGAGTAACAACTTATAGTACATATCATTCTACCACCAACGTAATCAAACTTAGATTGCCACATGTTCTGACCCATTACTTCATCCAACCTGTTCATTACATCTCTGGCATCTATATATACTAGTTCACCACTTCCACCCGGCCCCTTCCTCCACTTTAGTTTGCTTATCGGAAAGGGTCTCTTTAGTTTCTGCTCTGATAAATCCATTACTGCTGCCATTGATTTGCTCCTTAATGTATTTAACATCTTTATCTAAAGTTTTCCACCATTGTTCAAACTCCCATTGCTCGGCCTCAGAATCATCACGCTGCATCTGTTCGTGTTCATCTTCTGATGGGGCGCATGCTTGCATCTCTTCATAAGAACCACTACCCATAGTTAACCTCCGGTACGACTACGCCGTAGTCTGCCATTGTTTGTTCAACTCTTTGCATATACTGAAGGAACTCTTCCACGCTAAGACTAGAAGTTCCTTTGGTTGCTGTGTGTTCTTTACCAGTTATTGGATTCTTCATTATCTCAGATCCTAGTATATCATGCTTGAATATTTCATGCAACTCATCTACTGAATGACCTGTTTCTTCTGAGAACTTCCTTAACAACATCCAATATCTATTGTTCTGGTCTGTTGATCTTTGAGTTTTGTGTTCCTGTATTATAACCTCTAGGTCTGCGTCTGCTGCAGGTGCAAAGAACATAGCCTCTATCTTGCCTAGACACCTTCCTAGTATCTCAGGATCTCTGAGTACAAATCTTACTTTATCCATATTTGATTGCCCCCTCGGCCAAGGCTTTGTTTATGGTTTGCAAACACCACATAAGCTGAGTCTCTAGGCTTATAGTTTTATTATGGCAGTTAGTATGACATTCATGGCATACAGGAATAGTATTTATATCTGGTGATTTAAGTCCCATACCTGCTCCAAGTCTAAGGCTTCGTATGTGATGTGGAACTACCGTCTCTGTAGTGCCATGATATGTGCATCTATTACTTGCTACCCATTTTAGATAGTTTTTAGAAGTTAATTCTTGCATGATTATATTCTCTTAAGTGCTCTAGACAGTTCTTCTTCCCACGTACCTATCATAGCTATAACGTCATGATAATAATGATACCTCACATTTCTTCTGAATAAATCACGATGCATTCCCAGATATTTAGCACGTATCCTATCGCTCATAGATTTTATTCCAACTCCTAAGCATAGTGTGCACGTATACAGTGTATCTTCTATTACCATGTTCCCTCTTCCACCACACTTAGGACAACACAATGGATCTAGTGATTCTTTGAGCGCTAGGTCTGCTACCATTACAAAAAAGTCAGGGGGTGGATCCCATCTTTGTGTTGTTTTCCAATTGATTGATAGCACATGATTTAGTATAACATCTCTTACCCTTCTTTTATATGAATGCTCCAAAGAATACTTAAGTCTTCCATACATAGATGCTTCTTTGCTTATCTTTGCTAGAGCCATACATACTATCTGCCAAGGCACCTTATCTCGTACCCTAAAAATAGAGGAAGACTTGGGGGCTAGTGATGCCATCGCTTCAAGGCCTGCCATTTTCTATCCTAAATATTCTTCTATATATATTTTCATAAGTTGTCCTGTTGTTGTCCAATATATCACCTGTCTTAATATAATGTACAAAGTCTGAACAAGCAGTTTCATTTTCAGCGCAATGATGATACGACTTACAGTCGTCACATGGGGCAGGCTCAAATTCAATATTTACATTGTTAATCATTGTCTGCTCCAATTGAATCTAGTGATATTGATTTAAGTAAATCATCAAGCCTCATAATAACTAGTGTGTCCTCCAGTTTCTTTTGTTTCTCTTTTAGAAATACTACAGGAACTTTACCATCCTCTGAGGAAGCTATAGCTTGCGCCATTGCATCTTTAATCCATAGTGGTATCGCTTTCCTATACTTGCATTCTATTGAGAACATGTCACTTGATACATCTGGTGCGCTACCCCTAATTCTACCAGTGACAGGTATCCTTTGCGCTCTGTCTCCAATCTTAGTAAGAGCAGCTGCTATATCCCTCTCAAATTTTTTCCATGTTGCCATCTATGACTCCGCAGGTATGGCAAGAACGTTCTGAGATATTACATCATCAAAAACATTATCACCGCTATAGTCGGGAGAATACAGAGGTGGGGTGTGCATAGTAGCTTTGTACTTTAATTCCTCTAGAAGCACTTGTATAAACTCCATATTTTCTTCCCTATCTACTTCGATATACATTACAGGGCGACATAAAACAATAGTATTCATGCCTCCCTGTAGAACCTCTGGTTCCATTCCTTCCACATCAATTTTAATGAAGTCGCATCTGCCTAGATTCATATCGTCGATAGTGCATATAGCAACTTCATCTCCCTTCTCATGCTCTGTAATGGACAGTCCTCCAAAATTATTTTCTACAATAGGGTTTAATGGCGGAATTTTAACCAGTCTACGTAAGGATCCTACACCCAGTTGCCTACAGTCTACGTTTTGAATTGAGTTTAACGCCATATTGGCGCATAGTGTTTGGAATATAAGTCTCTGTGGTTCAAAGGCACCCACCCATCCCTTCTCACCTACCCTGTTAGCAAACCAGAGAGTGTGTGTTCCTATGTTTGCCCCTATATCTAATACTGTGTCTCCTTTATGAACATAGTCATTAAATAATTTAAGTTCCTCAAGTTGGTATCTACCATATGTTTGTATAGATCTCCCTATGTATGTATCGTTCTTGTTGTACAGAATGCTTCCATCTTCTGTTTCTTTTAAGAAATTGTATTTCATATTAGTATCCTACCACTGAGGGTATTTCCCTAGCAGCATCCATAGGTTCATGGTAAGTTCCTATTAACCAGTTGTATGATAACTCTCCAACTCCTATCTTACCGTCTTGTCTAAACCTAACCTTCTGTAGGTGAATCTGAACTATAATACTATCATTATCGGAAAGGTCTCTCCATACTGTAATACAGTTGTCTGATTTATCTCGCCACCTAGCAGATCCTGATATATCATACGGTGTTGGTACGGGTATCTTACCTTGCTTATCCCTATACATCTTTGCAGGGTGAGCCACTACCCATATGTGTATGCCATATCTTCTAGCAAACTGTCTTATCCTCTTAAGTGATGAGGATATATACTCAGTCTCAGTTTGTTTGTCTTCTCTGTCATGTTCTATCTCATTCCAAGGGTCTATAACTAATCCTCGTATGCCCTTTGTTAAGACAAGTCTTTTAGCTGCATCTAAGATAATATCCAGAGTCCATTGCTTATCGTCATTAGGTAGTATCCAAGTACAATGCTCAGCCAACCAAGACTTTCCATTTGAAAGTTCCTCCTTGCTCATACGCATATTTGGTCCATCCATGAACGGAGCACCTACATATTTCTCTAGTATCCTAGCCATATGATCTTCTAATGGCTGATTTTCTGGAGAGAATATTGCAAAACTCCACCCATCTTTCCGTGCAATGTTAACCATCATCGCATCTATCCAGTTTGATTTACCAGAACCTGGTATTCCAGTAATAACAGATAGTATACCTGGCCTTACGGTATATAGTTTGTCCAGTCCCTCCCACCCAGTTGATACTCCTCTGTCTACTCCAGTATCATATAGTCTATCTATTGATTCAGAGAGATCATGTGAATTGTATGTGCCTTCTATTGGGTATGGTTTAGCATCAGCCACGCACTCAGCCAATGGACTTACACCATACTTCCTAAGCACATCATTAGAATCCTTGCAGTCATCTGGTAGTGTTGACTTATGACACCTATCCCTACCTAATCGTCTGCTTAATTCTTCCTCTAATCTAAGTCCGGCAGGATCCTGGTCGACACATATAACGAACTTCTTTACGTCAGATAATCTTTCTTCCTTAAGAAAGTCAAACTTAGAACTATAATCTGTTGAGTTATGTGAAGGAGCTCCATCTGGTACGCTTATACAAGACTTTAATCCTGCCTCATACATAGAGAGTTTATCAACCTCTCCCTCCACTATAATAACTTGGTTATTATCTATGTGGTCAAGCCCATAGAATATTCTTTCTGCTCCCGCTTCAAGTCTAAAGTTCTTATCCTTATCCCTGTACTTTACGTTGATAAGTTCATCATCCCTGTAATATGGGAACCCTATTGAAGTAACAAAGTCTTCGACTTGTGGCATATAAACTGATCTATATGACACCTTGTTATCTTCCAGTGTTTGTCTGCTAATGCCGCGCTCCTTAAAC